CTGTTAAGAGAGTATTTGTATCAAGATGGGAAGGTGGCAAGATATTGGAAGCAGACTTTGCTCAGTTAGAGTTTAGAACTGCGGCCTTTCTATCACAAGATAAAACTGCAATGAAGGAGATTGAAGATGGATTTGATGTGCATAGTTATACTGCTAGTGTTATTACTGACGCTGGGGAGAAAACTTCTAGGCAAGAAGCGAAAGCTCACACCTTTGCACCCCTCTACGGAGCAACGGGGTTTGGGAGATCGCCTGCTCAAGCTACATATTATAAGCACTTCACGAAAAAGTACAAAGAGATTGAGTTATGGCACTCCCGATTGGCTAAAGAAGTTTTAAATGATGGTAAGATAACTACACCAAGTGGTAGGGAGTTTGAGTTTCCTGATGTACAAAGGTACTCAAGTGGTAAGATATCACACTTCACACAAGTTAAGAACTATCCAGTGCAATCCTTTGCTACTGCTGATATAGTTCCTTGTGTCTTACTTGATATTGAAGACAAACTAAAAAATTTACAGTCATGTATAGTTAATAGTGTGCATGATAGTATAGTCATAGACGTTCATCCATCTGAAGAAAAAGAGGTTCTATCTGTAATAAAAACTGTAGATAGCATCTTGAAAGATTTAATTCAGATACAATTTAAAATAGAGTTCAATGTGCCACTAAAATTAGACGTAAAGTTAGGGGATAATTGGCTTGACACTAAAGACGTTGTATGATAAAACTAGGGAACTTTTATAGGAGATCATTTACATGAGCAATATTGTAAGCATAAATACAGATAACTATTCTGCGATGGCAAAAGCCATGGGCATGGAACAAGAAAGCAGTAAGTCTGCAAGTACATTACCTAGATTAAAACTTTCAAAAGAAACAATTATGGGTCAAAAAGAAGTTGATGGTGTCATGGAGACTGTCGTTAAAGTAAATCCTGGATCATTCTTTTTAGAATTTCCTGAAGAAAATGATACCCACTACTATGCAAAAGGTTTGACCATACGACCTTTTATGCAAAGATTCTTTTTAAGAAAATGGGTTAATGGTCTTGAGGGTAAAAAAGGCTACTTTGTTAAGTCCTTGATGTCTGATAACTTGAATGTAGACCTCAAAGATAGTGGTGGCACTTTTAACTGTGGTAGACCTAGTGGTTATATTAAGGACTTCAAAAGTCTTGATGTAAAAATGCAAGAGCAAATTAAAGCAGTAGATAGAGTAAGAAGTGTTTTTGGAACTGTGACTTTTGACAAAGTTATAAACAGCGATGGCACTGATTCAGATAAAGAGATAAAAGATGTTCCTTTTATTTGGGAAGTTACTGGTGCAACTGCATACAAAATAGTAGGTGAAACTTTTAAGGCACTTTCAACTATGAAAAGATTACCTGTTCAGCATAGTATGAAATTAACAACAGAAGCAAAATCTTTACAGAGTGGTGGCTCATTCTTTGTTCCAAAAATAAATCCTAACTATAAACAAGTTTTAAAAGTAGATGAAAAAGAACAAGAAATTTTTGGTAACTTCATAGCTTGGGTTGAGGGATTTAATGGATATATATCATCATCTTGGGATGAAAAGAATCGCAACAACGTATCTGAAGAGGATATGAAGGTTGTAGACGAGTTCATTGAAGTTGATGATAATGACGAGAAGTAATAATCCCTTCAAGGTTCATAACATAAACTATCTTTCTCCGAGTAGTATAAATACTTATATTAGTGATACTCCAATGTGGGTTGCTAGATATTTATTCAATGCTAAATCTCAAGGTGGTGCAGGTGCTATGAGAGGTATAGCAGAAGAGTTTGTACTATCAAATAAGTATGAGAAAGGTTTCTTTGACTTTGATCTTTTAGATGTTAAATTTATGTCACTGTGTGCAGAAGCTAATCTAGATTTAGGTGATATGAAAACAATCAAAGAAAAGAAAGTCTTGAAAGACTATGGTAATATAATAGATAAAAACTTTAACTATGAAACTCTTGAAGATTACCAAGAGAAAGTTGAAGTAGAGGTTGAGGATCTACCCGTGCCAATAATGGGGTATATTGACTTCAGATTCAAAGACACTATAGTAGATCTAAAGACAACAAGTAGGATGCCTTCAAAGCCAACTGAAGCACAACACAGACAAATGGCTTTGTACTCTATGGCATATCCTAAAAAGAAAGTGGAACTGTTCTTTGCTAGTCCAAAAGACTACAAAAAGTTTCCATTAAAGAATCTGTCTGCGTACAAAAAGCAATTAAAGAAAGTAGCTTTTAGTATACAGAAGTTTTTGTCTATCAGTGATGATAAACATGAGTTGGCTTCTCTAGTTTATCCTAACTATGATTCTTGGATGTGGTCTAGTGATATGAAAGAGAAAGCTAAAAAAATATGGAGCGATAAATAGTGACAGAAAAAATAGATGAACTTAAAAAATCTATAGAAACTATGGAAAAAGAATTAGCTGAAGCTAAAAAAGCTTATCGTGAAATGAAAACGAAAAGTTTAAGAGAGGCTATGGAAGCTAAAAAGTTGGCAGATGAAGCAGTCAAGGAAGAACTAAGAGCACTTGGTTATACATCAACTGCCACTAATTTTAATTGGTACTGGAGAGACTTAACGTAGTGTCTCCTCATAGAGCGTATCGCAACGCATTGAAGAATGGGTATAGGAGTGGCTTAGAGCATAAACTTTCTCTTTATCTTAAAAGTCTAAAGTATAAATTTACATATGAGACTATAAAAATAGAGTGGCAAGACTTAGCCTATCGCACCTATACTCCAGACTTCATACTTAAAAATGGAATAATAATAGAGACAAAAGGCAGATTTATAGCTGCTGATAGAAGAAAACATCTTGCCATAAAAAAGCAACATCCCTCTTTAGACATTAGATTTGTATTTGAAAATAGTAGAAACAAACTTAGAAAAGGTGCTAAGTCAACATATGCACAATGGTGTATCAAGTATGGCTTTCGTTATTACGATAGAATAATACCTGAAGATTGGTTAAAAGAAAAGGGTAAGGATAAACACCCAAAGTTTATTAAGTATAATGGAATTAAAATAAAATAGGGAGACTACATATGAAAGACAAACAAGGTAAACCACCAGGAAGAGATGATTTTTTCTTAGTAATGAGTCCAATGGTTGACGATGATAATAGATGGACTGGTGATTTTCATATTAATATAATCACTCAGCACGATAACAAATTAGATAGAGATGATTATCTAGCTATAATGGATTATGTAAGATTTACTGCGGCCTCAGTATCTTTGATGGAAACAAATCCTAGATATAGAGAAATGTTAGAAGAACAAGCAGACATACATCTTCCAAGAGAAAAAGTTAAAAAGTCGTTGAAAACAATTAAAACGAATGATAATGTCATAACAGTTGATTTCAAAAAGAAAGATTAATATGTTAAGGCATTTGGAGTACATGAAGATGAGAGCAAAACAAGCCGAAGAACAGTCTGATAGCGTGGAGATACAAGACATGGTAAACAGTCCACCTCACTATAACAAGAGTGGTATAGAATGCATTGAAGCTATTAAAGCTATGACTGGAGAAGGTTTTCAATTTTATTTACAAGGAAATATTATGAAATATCTTTGGAGATACAGATATAAAAACGGTGTAGAAGACCTAAAAAAAGCAAAATGGTATCTCAGTGAGCTTATAGACAACGTTGAGGAAGATGATACAACTTAAAGTTTTATGTACTATTTATGTAGATGAAGAAGAATATCCGATACCTGCTGATGGCAAGGTAGAAATAGAAGTAGAAGACTACTTGCAAGATGTCTTCCACGACATGGAAGGTTTGAAAGTAAAAAGTTTGAAAGTTATTAGGAGTGACAGATGAATAATTATTTACCCACAGATTACCAAAATTTTATTGCGTTGTCTCGTTACGCAAGATGGAAAGATGACGAACAGAGAAGAGAGACATGGTTGGAAACTGTGGATAGATACTCTGATTATATGGAAAATCACCTTAATAAAAAGCATGGTTATAATCTAACCAAGGCTCTGAAAGAAAAACTAAACAATGCTATTGTATCGCTAGGTGTCATGCCTAGTATGAGAGCACTAATGACTGCTGGTGTAGCTTTAGACAGATGCCATGTTGCAGGATATAACTGTAGCTACATACCTGTTGATAGTCCTCGTAGCTTTGATGAATGTATGTATATACTTATGTGTGGAACTGGAGTAGGTTTCTCTGTTGAAAGAGAGAATGTAGACAAACTACCTATAGTCAATGAGCACTTTGAAGATAGCACTACAGTTATAACTGTTGCAGATAGCAGACCAGGATGGGCGAAAGCTTTGAGAGAGATGATCGCTATGTTATACGTAGGACAGATACCTAAATGGGATGTCTCACAGATAAGACCTGCAGGTGCTAGACTAAAAACCTTTGGTGGTAGAGCATCAGGTCCTGCTCCACTAGAAGATCTATTTAAGTTTTGCATTGAGAAGTTTAAAGGAGCAAAAGGTAGAAGACTGTATCCTATTGAGTGCCATGATATCATGTGTAAGATAGGAGAAGTTGTAGTCGTTGGTGGTGTTAGACGATCTGCTCTCATCTCTCTGTCTAACTTAGGCGATGATCAAATGCGTCATGCTAAGTCAGGTCAATGGTGGGAGAATGAAGGACAGAGAGCACTAGCTAATAACTCTGTAGCATTTAAAGGTAAACCTGAGATGGGCACATTCATGAGAGAGTGGACTGCTTTATATGAATCTAAGTCAGGAGAACGTGGTATTTTTAATCGTCAATCTGCTAAAGTAAAAGCAAGTGAGAATGGCAGAAGAGATGACAACTATTATTTTGGTTGTAATCCTTGTAGTGAGATCATACTTAGACCATATCAGTTTTGTAATCTTACTGAAGTTGTTGCACGTGAAACAGATGACTTACAATCTCTAAAAGATAAAGTTAGAATGGCTACAATATTAGGCACATTCCAATCCACACTTACAGACTTCAAATACTTACGTAAAGTGTGGAAAGACAACACTGAAGAAGAAAGATTGCTAGGAGTTTCACTAACAGGTATCCTTGACTGTCCTATATTAAATAGTAATTATTATGAGTTGGCAGATGTGTTAGAAGAACTAAAGCAAGTAGCTATTGAGACTAATAAAAAGATAGCCAAAGATTTAGGTATTCCACAGTCAACTGCTATCACTTGTGTTAAACCTAGTGGCACAGTGTCTCAGTTAGTTGATAGTGCAAGTGGCATACACGCAAGGCATAACCCTTTTTACATTAGAACTGTGCGTGGTGACAACAAAGATCCACTTACTCAGTTTATGAAAGAGGCAGGCATACCTATAGAGCCTGATGTCATGAAGCCTGATAGTGTATCTGTATTTAGTTTTCCTATGAAGTCACCGACTGGTGCTATTACTAGAACTAAGATGACTGCAATAGAACAACTAGATTATTGGCTACTGTTTCAAAGGCATTGGTGTGAACATAAACCCTCTGTTACTATATCTGTCAAGGAACACGAATGGATGGATGTAGGAGCTTGGGTGTATAGAAACTTTGACGAGGTGTCTGGTATATCTTTCTTACCTTTTAGTGATCACACTTATGCACAAGCACCCTATCAAGATATTGATGAAAAAGAGTACATAGAGTTGACAAAGAAAATGCCATCTGCTATAGATTGGAGTAAGCTTCAAGAGTTTGAGAAAGAAGATACAACTACGGGAACTAAAGACTTAGCTTGTGTTGCAGGTTCTTGTGAAATTGTGGATATTGAAGGGAGATAGATATGAGAGAGATGTTATTATCAGCTTTAAAATCCTACTATGTAGGACATATAAATAAACATATTGCTAATGTTGAGATATACTTGAGTAGATCTACTGGTATTGGAGAGCACTCTGATATCATAGAAGCTATGGATAAAGAGATAGCAGAGATTGGTAAATACGATGATAGATTATCAATGATACTAAAGTACCTTGAGAGAAAGTCAAATGTCCAAGAAGAAGAAAAGAAATCCAAATCTAAGTAAGTATGATGCACCCCTACGAATACAGTTTGATAGAGGTGTTAATGCTTTCAAAGGTAAGCAGTATATAAAGAATGTGAAAGGACACAAAGTCATAGCGACAGAGAGTCCATATCATCTAAACTCTATGCAGTATAGAGAGTGGCAAAGAGGTTTTAACCATGCTTACTTTAAGCAGTTGGAGAAAGTAAAAAAGGATGAGGCTGGAAGAGGAAGCTAGAAAGTATATGGAAAAGCACAATAAAACTTTTCCTAAACGATTAGAAGAAATTATAGAGAACTTGAAGCGAATAGAATCAATCGCTGAAGTTACGTTAAAAAAGTTAAAGGAGTTAAATAATGCAAAAAATAACTCCAACACATGATCTGTCTTGGTATTTAAAATGGACAGGTTCAATGTTCATCATGTCAGGGATAGTATGTAGAGCAGTAGGAGTTTTCCCCTTGTTTGACCTCTGCTCTTCATTCATAGGCACTGGGTTGTTATCAGCTATGGCTTATCTCTGGCATGATAGAGCATTACTGATGGTTAATGGGGTAGCTTGTGCCGCATTAGCTATGGGTATTCTTAGACATATATCTACTTAATTATCTTTACCTATATTCTTTGGTAGTGGTTGCTGATTCTTGTATGTCTTTGACATATGTTCAGGCAAGTATTCCCAATAAGGTGTTTCTCTTCTTCTCTCAAAATAATTTAATTTAGCTTTTTTGAATAGTTCAACTCCATGGGAGTCTAAAACCAACGCTTTACCATAGGCACTTGCTGCTTTTTTTACATCAGAAATCATTTTCTTTTTTTCATACGGTAAAGCTTTTTTATAAGCCTCTGTTTGGATTAACTCTAATCCATATTGATGAAACTGAGCACCAGTATATCCCTCTAACATAGCATATTGTTCTAAACTTAATTCAACTCTAGTGCCATCAAATCCTTGTAATGACATCTTTCTAGCAGGTCTACTGTGAGCATACTCTAGTTTAACAAGCTCTTTTGCAAATGGATCATCTTTTATAGAGTATTCTCTAGTTATGCTTCCCACAACTTCTAAAATATCGCTAACTAATCCTTTATCTCCATATTGTTCTAAATACATCAATCTACCAAACATATCATGCCTAATAGGTAAATCACGTCTTAGAAAAGGTATGGCATCTTTTATGACATCCAAGGCAGTATAAGTATCTCTAATAAAAGGATCACTAGTTCTACCATAAGATCTAAGAACGTTAGGTGTTACTGCACGAGCTGCTTGTTGTGAGAATTTATCTAATGCATATTCATATGTGTTAGTTCCACCCTCTGCAGCTTTAGCAAATTGCTCTATGTCTTTTGATAGTTGAGCTATACCTGTTAACATTGCTTTATCAGCTATATTTGCCCAAGCAGAGGCTATGGTCATAGATACTCCAGTTGATAAATATTTTTCTAAATCAGCATATTTATCTGTGTCTTTTATAGCACCCATACGTCTATATATCTCATATATATCTGCACCAAATCCTATTGGTGTGGCAAAAGGGTCAAAACGATTAAAGCTATATGTTTTATCTCCTATTCTTATGGCTTTGTCTTGAAAGCCTAGACCTTGAGTTTTTACCATGTCTTGCTTATAGCCATCAGTTGTTCCTGTTATAACACCTTGAGACGCTAATATAGTTCCTCCTGCTATGACACCACTACCTGCAAGTATTCTGCCTATAGCTTCATCAGCTTCTGCACCACCTTTTGCTATGGCTCTAAGTATTGCAGGATTACCTAAAGCAAAGAATGAGTTAGTTAAAGAATATCCTGCCAAGTTTAGTGGTGTTCTTACGAAAGGTAAATATGTAGCAGTTATATTACCTAACACAGGAACTCTTTTTATCTTAGCCACACCAGAAGCTATTTTGTTATCTTTTGTAAAAGTTATTCTTGCGGCATCTTCAAGAGCCGCTTTCTCTAGTTGAGCTGGAGTTTTATTTATTAT